TACTTTCGTATATTGTTCCCACTACTAGGTTTCTAATATCTTCTTTAGTTACTTTTGCTTTTTTAGTATTTTTCACGACTGTCTTTCCTTTACTACCTGCTTTCTTTTTCTTTGCTGCAGTAGCGGCTCTTTGGCCTTTAGTTAAACTTTGTGCTTTTGCTTTTGGTAAGCATCTGTCTGGGTTCTTTTTATTTTTAGAAGTTCCGCAATCACCAGCTATATTACCAGAAGAAGAGATGCGTACCCACTTCTCTTTTTTAAACCAGTCTCTTAAAGACTCCTTTATAAGCTCTCTCATAAAAGCTTTCATATCTGATGATATTTTCTTCTTTTTAGCCATTTTTAACTGCTTCTGATAGTAATTTTATAATTACGCCTGCAAGGCCTGTGAATAGAATCCATAGAGCTTTGGTGACTCCTTCTTTCCATCTTTTCAGCTCCTGCAGTTCCAGTAATTTAAGTTGGAAATCTTTATCTCCAGCTTGCATTGCCTCTCTAAATTCAGAGTTTTTATTAGTATTCACTATAACTCCGTTGTCTGGGTTGAGTAAAGTGTATTTGAGATCTGATATGTCGTCTTTGAGGTCTTCCATGTCTTTTTGCATTTGCTTTAGTTCTCCGTTAGGCATATGCTTTTTTATAGAACTTAACTCAATAAGTACGGACTCTAATAATTGCTTTTGTGTCATTATTAAATGTAGGTTATTTCTATATATAAATATACCTACTTTATATGTTCACTAAGGTGTGAGATATATTGACGTACATTTTTCAAAATATCCTTATCTTTCGCCTTATTAGACTGCCAATCTTCTATGTCTCCTGCTTCGGTAACAAAGGTATCTTGAGTATTGACCAGGTCCAAAGCCCACTGCTCTACATCGTTTGCAAAAGCTTTCATATTACCTTGCATCATACGTTCTTCGTACTTATCGTATAAACCTGCTTTTCTTAGATTAGCTTCCATCTCAACAGTACATGGATCAAAACAAAAGCCATGTACTTTATACATTTTTTTAGCTAGGTGATGCTTCATTGGACCTCCGCAATTTGGACATCTTAGTGGTATTCTTAAAGCTTTTTTAGCTGAGTCTAGTTTTGTTATGTTTTGTTTAATTCCATTTTTTATAGTCCATTGTCGACCTCCGTCTTCCCATATATCTCCTTCAACATACTTTTTTATAGATTTTTTATAACCAGATTGCTGTTTAGTACCTGCTGTAAAATCCTTATTTACTAGATTTCGTACTCTCTCTACATCTGATTTTTTAAACTCTTTTTTAAGTAGAGATTCATTACTCATATCCTAATTCTTTTAGTTTATTAATTACAGTAGTAACATCTCCGTCTTTACATCTTATTGCTATTCCACCACTGGCTGCCCATTCATCTATATTAGATGGTTTATCATCTATTAGTATACTGTTTTCATTAGCATAATTTTGCTTATTTTTAGAGTAAGCAAATATTACTTTAGGCTTAGGAGTTAGTTTATTCTTAACCCATATGTTCTTTCCTAATCTAGAATTATCATCTCTGGAAGGAGACGTTAATAGATCGGGGTTGTACGGAGATATAAAATTCCATAGTTTCTGTCCTTGTGGCATCCAGTCCATTCCAGCCCAAAATTTAACTCCTACCTCTACATCGATAAGGTTCCAAAAAGCAGGTTGACCGTTGGTCTTCTCATACTCTTTAGGACTCATTCCTGAGTAATGTTCAAATCTAGATTCAAAATTAGTTAGTACCCCATCCATATCACAGTATATTTTATACGGTGGTTTTTCTTTTTCTTCCGGTAGAGGGTATGCCTCTAATAAGTCTACTATACTATTGCTCATATCTTATTCCAATTTATTTCTTCTGATGTTGCTGCTAATTCGTAAGGATGGTTATCATACCTATATCCCATATTATAATACCTAGTCATCCAGCTTGGAGACTGAAGGTAATGTTGGTATTCGTGTATTAGTGTTTCAATTATATGTTTTCTGCTAGTCATTTGAGGGTAGTAGAAGATAATTGAATTATCTATACGATCGTACTCAGCATCAGGACATTCTTCTCCTAGTTCTCCATCGTCGTCTTCTCCTGCAAGTCTTGCGTAAATACTTTTTTCGTATTCAATATAAGGAGTACATTCAGCAAATTTACTATAACCGTACTTTTTAATTACCTTTGGTAATATTTCCTTAACTACTTCTTGTATTACTTGTATGTCCATAACCGTTTTTATATACTTAATATACGAATAATAATTCAATTAGGCAACTAATTTTTAACCGAATCTTCCCAATTTCTAAAAGTTATATTTCCTTCTAGGTATGCTTCTTTTTCTAGCTCCATTAAATTACTATCCTCATTTGTATTAGTAGTTCCTATTGCTCCTAGTCTACCTTCTAAATTTTGTTTGTGGTGAACCATTTCATGTGCAAAAGATCTCATTACATCTTTAGGGTGTCTTCCTTGAACGTATAAAACAACTTCTTTTTTATTAGGATCGTAGTATGCCGTTCTTCCGAAGAAATTAGAAGATTCTGCTATATCCTTTTTAATTTTTACTTCTGGTAGAGGAGTTATTTTCATACCTTCATCTATCATATATTCAAGTATAGAGCCCATAAAAGGAGTATAATCAAATCCTACTCTCTGGTCTTCGTCTTTATTTTTTATTATAATATGATCGTGATGAAACCCGATTTCGTAATACTGATCTCCAATAACGTTTCTCAGTCTATTATATAATGTAACTAATTTAGCTTTGTCTGCAGATCTCATAACGCTTTTAGGTGCTATAGCTGTTCCGGAAGAACCTTCTTGTAAAGCTCTATTTGCTGGTTCGTTATTATGTCCGCATTTATGGCACATATATAAATCATCACCTCCGCTTGATATATCCCAGCTCCAATCACAATTTTGGCATTTGATTTTCTCCTCTACTTTAAACATTTCATTTAACTTTTTATCTAAATCCTCCTGCATTATCTCTGCTATAATACTCGCTTTTAACATGTTCATTATTTTTAGTATCTCGTCTTTAGAGAGAGCTTGTGGAAAAAAGTCAAGTACATCGTCTAGGTTACCTGAAAGTATAGCGCTTCTAAAATCTGTTGCTCTTACGTTAGAATCTGTACCTGCTGGTATAACTAATCCTTCTACGTTCTCTCTATTTTTAAATGTAGTAACCCTTTTAAGATCCGGTAGATCTTCTTGTGCTCTAATGCCTGTGATAGCATAGAATTTTCCATTTGGATTAGCTTTTGCATAATCTTTAGCAGCAAACATTGGATTCTTTTGTCCATCCATTACAACTAATCCAGGAAGGTATTTAGCATATATGTTCCATACAGCCATTGATTCCTCCTTAGTTATTCCATTTCTAGTACCACCTCCTATGAAGACGTATACTTTATCTATTGAATCTAGTTCGTCACCTTTACCGTTTAAAACACTTATACCAGCGTCAGCGTATGAATCTATATCATATACCTTACCTCCGTGGCTACCGTCCAGAAGCCTTCTTACAACTTCAAAGTGTCCTCTATGTGGTGGCTTAAATGCTCCTGGGTATAGTGCTATCATTTTAGAAATGCTTGTATTTTTTTATCTATATCAGCTACATCTGAGTGTTTAAGTTCTTCTTGAAACTCCTTGTTTACTATCATGCTTGCTATGTTCTGTATTACTTCTACCTCTCTCTCTTTATTTCTTGCATTTCTATTTTGGATAGTATTAATTTTACTCTTCATTTTATCGTCACCAGGACCTGTTCCATTCTTATCGAAAAATTTAATCCAATATTTTTTAAGCTCTTTGACTATTGATTGATTTTCTCTATCAAACTCAATATCAGCCATTTCTTGTTGGAAAGCTTGAATAGCTTCTTCTGAGGGTAGTTCGTAATCAGATCTAAAAGTAGAGCCAAATGCTTCTCTACCTCCGTTAGCTTCTATGTATTTGTCTAAATACTCAGTTACTCCTTTTACTCCTCTCTCTGCTGCTTTATTAAATTCTACTATCTCTTTACCGAACTTATCCTGTCTCATATTAACAAACAGGGAAAAATTATCTCCAAGCATTTGCTTGTACTGGCCTATTAACTGGTATACATTTCTCCAAGTTGAAAATACTGCCGCTTTTGGAACTCTTCTTTTTCTGGAGAAATTACTAATAAAGGATACCATAGGATGAGTATATACCATAACCATGTATACATCGTACCCCTTATCTATTAAAGCATCGATTTTAGAAGGATTAGATGCTGTAGTATCCCATACTAGTGATTTACCTAATTCCGATGCTGCTTCAACGTCCTTGTTTACTTGGCCTGCGGCTGCTCCTAGGTTGTTGTGGAACGGATGTGCTGGGTCCTCTACGTACTTGTCTGGGTTGAATATTGGGAGTCCTGTTAGTCCTAATTGTTTGATTAGGAATGATTTGCCTGCTCCTGCTCCTCCCGCCATTACGACTGCTTTGGGTTTGGATGGGTCTTCTTTTAATAATTCTAACAGTTTTATCATTTTTACTTAGTCTTTGTTGTTTATTATAATTAGTAGTTCTTTTTGTATTCACAATACGGCTTGATGTTGTAACTCTTGGTGTATACCCTCTTCTACCGTATATATAAGAAGCATTACCTCTTCTCCAACTCTGTCCATAGTAGTTGTTCCAACCGTAGTAGTTATTCCATCCACTGTACCAATTATTCCAACCGTATCTATTAGGTCCCCACGGTGACCAGCGGTATGGCTGGAAATATGAAACTCCCCATACCCAGTCATTCCACATTTGAGTTCTATTCCAATAGTAATTATACCCTGAGTACGGGCTATAGTAATTATACCTATTACCTAGTAGTCTATTATTCCAATCAAAGTATGCTGGTTGACTTAGAGCATACTGTGCAATATCATATCTGAAGTTGAAGTCTGTTCTTAATTTCCATCTAAGTTCTGAAAATGTTAAGGTATCGATTTCTACTCCAAAATCAGGGATTGTTGAAAACTGTTGTGTTTGTGTAACGTGGTTAAGTGTTGTATATTTCCACTGTACTCCACAGCTAGTTAGTAATATAGCCGTAATTAATAACAATCCTTTTTTTAACATATCTTATAGTTTTAATGTTGTAGGGTAACTCTTATAAATAGGTTCCGTATTAGGGTTCTCTAATAAGTATAACTTGTATATCGTCTTAAATAAGTCAAAATTATAGTCTATTTCGTCAATTATTTTTATTTGCCAACCTTTACCTTGGTATGCTCCTTTCTTTTTAGAAGCAGATCTTGTACTAGATTTTAACCATATGATGCCTGTTCTATCAATTTTAATTCCTTTTGCTTCTTCGATTGCTTTTGCATAAGCAGCTAATTGTAAATTATAAGAACGATGTAGGTTATTAGAAGTTTTTATATCTAGTAACCATGTTTCGCCGTCCATCTTTACCAATAAATCAGCAGTTCCTGCATATTTAAACTCGTCAGAATATACAAATTCCTCTGCTGATATTAATTCTGGTTTATGAGTTGACCAGAAGTCGTAGAATTTTAATATCATCTCCCATACTAGTTGAGAATATTTAGCATTACCGTAATCATCCATCCAGTTCACCTCTTTCCCTAGTACTAGAGCTTCTGCTGCTTCATGAACTTGGGTTCCTTCTTTACCTGCTTTACGCATAATTAAATCAGCATTGTGTCCTACATCTTTTAGCCAATTATCAAAGAACTTATTTTTAGGCATATACTGTAAGATTGTAGTAACTGAAGGGTAAAATGTGTTTTCATCTCTTTTATATACTCTCCTATCTAAAAAATTAATTTGCTTTAATTCTGGTTTAAAGTCTAATCTGTTCTTTGCATTTTGTTTAAGGATATTCGTACCTTGTCTAATCATAAATTTAGTTTTTGCAACATTATCTTAGAAAAGTCTAATTCGGTTGCGTTCTGTACTAGTTCGGTAAATTGTTTGAAGCCCATCTCTGAAGGGTCTTTACCTAGTAGTTCAATTAAAAATACTCTAAAGCCAGCAGCTATTAGTTTTTCTGCTATTTCTAGAGCTTGTACTTGTGCATCAGTATCTAATGCGATGTATATATCTGTTAATTTACCTGTTAATAATCTTTTCCATAGAGCTGGAGATAAACTCTTACCTAATATTGGTACTGCATTTCTACGTATAGACATAGCATCAAAAGCTCCTTCACATAGAATTATCGGTTTATCCCAGTTAATTAAATTCTCAAAGAATACTATATCTTTAGAAGCTTCTGGATTTTTGTATTTAAAATAAGCTCCTTCGTAAGTTCTTCCAACAAAATAATTGAGCCTATTGGACTCAGAATAGCTTGGGATAATAATTCGTCCTCCATAATCTCCAGTTGTTGTGTATCCAATATTATATTTAATAAAATCATTGTGGCTAAGTCCTCGTTCATTTAAATACTTTCTAATTTTATTAGCTATTATTGATGTATTTGAAGCTGTTACTAATGATTGGAACTCTTTTGGTAGTTCTACAACATCATCATTTTTATATTCATACTTAATACCTTTCTTAACATACTTAAGTACTTCTTGTGCTTCGCTTTTTGGTAGTTTTAATTGTTTTACTAAAGAGTAGATGGATTGACCTCTGGATTTACATACCCAACATTCCCAGAAGTTCTTTCCTTCTTCGTTGGTGACCATGTTGATCTCAAGCTTAGGTTTACGGTGATTGCAGAAAGGACAGTGAAAAGCGTAGTTATCTCTAGCTCGTTTTTGACTTTTGCCCAGTACATTTTCTATTGAACCTAGTAAAAAAGTATAATCCATACATAACAATTAATATTATAAGATAAGAAAAATAAATGTAAATACCAACTATACGTCAGTCATTTTTAATTTACCTGATTTTGGATGTACCATAAAGTTGTCAGGTCTTAGGTCTAATTCGTCTGGGTCTATGCCTAAGTTTGAGGATTCCTTCTCTAATGCATCTATAAATTCATTAGTAATTTCCCCTTTGTATTCGCCCATAACCTCCATTGTGATGATACCTAATTTAGTATCTAGCTTCTTAACATCGTATATGAATACAAAGTTATTAGTTTTTTTACCTTTAAGAATCTCAGCATGTTCTATTTCTACTTCATCAGTAGTGACTTTAACTGCTTTACCGTTAAGAAGGTATACCGAACCGTAATCTCCGGAGCCAATATATTTACCTCCTTGGTCTTGTATCTTGTCTATTTCTCGACTAAAACCTGGATCATATTCTAGAGGGCCTTCTAATATGATTTTAGATAATTTCATAATTTTTTAATCTAATGAGCCATAATCTCCTCGGCTCATTGCTTTACCGAAATCATCGCCTTGTTTTGTTCTAAGATCTATGTATAAATTAGTTTCACTATAGTCAAATGAATTGAGAGTAAAAGTATGTACTTTCATTCCTTCTCCCTCGTATTCTCCTACTACCTTATCAATACTATCTTTCACTTCTTGTTTAAATCCAGGAGAAGCTGTTATGACCTTTTGATCAGCACTAGTTTTAAAGCTCTTAGTATTTAGAGGGACTTTTATACTTTCGACTGTATCTGGTAAGTTGTCTATATGTTTAAATAACTCTTCTTTACTATCCGTACTTCCAGCAACTTCTTTGTCTTTAGTTACTCCGTTAATTGTACTCGTATCTGGTGTCCAGTTTTCTAATATAATATTAATTAGTTTCATAATTTTATTACTTTCAATTTTAAGTCTCCTGTACCTTTAATTAACCTGTGGTACACTCCTCTTCTTATAAATAGACGTTTTAATGTCTCTGGTGTATTATTATCGTATTGGAATTTCCAATCTGTTTCTTGAAGAGGTTCTATTATACGATCTTCATAATCTCTATGCCATACTAGTTCCTTCTCATCTACATTATCTGTAAATGTTCTTATTTCTCCTTCTTCTATGTATGGTCTACCAGTATCCACTAAAATTCTTTGAACCTCCTAATGATTTCCAATATCTTCCTATATTACAAGACCAGTATCCTGCTTTAGTTTTATCTTTCTTTTGTGCACATTTATGTCTGGCTGCAAAAGATGCTCTTGCTCCTGGTTCTTTTATTTTTACAGATAAGTTACCGCTATCTCCGAAGTTCACTTTTTTTACGTTTCCTGTTTTAGGATTCTTTACGTAAACAAAGAACTTTTTAGGTCCTCCTCTTTTCGGTTTGTTTAGAGATACTTCTCTTCCTTTATATTCAGCTTCAAATAAATCATCTACACTAGCACCTTGAAGATATCGATTATATAAATATTTTGCGTCTTTTCTTACTCGTTCATCACTTGGGTATTCATCAGGTGCTGCTCCAGCCATCATATCATCTCTAACCATTTGAATAAAATCATTGTAGGTTAGTTTTTTTTCTTCACTTACCATTGGAAGATCTAGAGGTACTTTCTGTCCTTCAAACATGCCGTATAATCCGATATCTGTTGATTCTAGTAATTCTACATCTTCTTCATTGAGTTGAATATACCCGTCTCTCCAAGCGTCTCTTGCCTCATTAAATAGTTGTATAAAGCTGTCGCTAGAATAACGGTAGATATTCTCATGCAGTGTTAGGTCATTGTCTAAATGATACTGTAATGATGGAATTCCTACTAAGTCTTTAATTTTTATCATCTGAAAAGTCTTTTCTATAAAATTTACCGAGGATATTGTCGTTTATATAGTTGTTACGAGTTTCTAATACCTCTTTTATAAATAGGTGTTTTGTTTCAAAATAAGTTAATTGCTTCTTATTCTGTACATATCTAATTATATCTCTCTTGAATTGCTTTACTTCTCCGTTTCTCACTAATTCCAGTATTTCTTTTTGGGAGCCGTAGTATGTTTGCCAATCTGATTCTTTGATAACCTTCTTTTTAGCTGGTACTCTACCGCCTATTCCTTTGGCTTTTCGTTCTTCTCTTAAAGCAGCTAGTTCTCTTTTGCCTAGTTTTTTATTTCTTTCAAAAAAGAGTACTTTTTTACCTATATATTTTTTACCAGTTGGTATATGTGTCACTTCGTATATAAATCCATAGGTTCCTTCAGGCATATTTTTTATACCGAGGACAGGTAGTCCTTTATAATTCCAAGTTGGATCAGTCATTTGTCTAAAAGTTTAGTTAATTAAATATAAGAAATAATTTAAGTAATACCAACTTTTTTTACTGTAATGTTATTCCGGTACTATCATTACTGTAGAAGATACTGCTCTCCATTGCGTTCCGTTATAGAAACACAAGGTATTTAGAGATGTATTATACACGGTAAGTCCTGTTGCTGGAGAGGATATTGAAGCAATTTGATTAATTGTTAATCTAGGAAGTAAGACTCCATCTGTTGTCGATGATACGTCTAATTTAGCTTGAGGATTAGTTGTGCCTATCCCGACATCTCCTGCTGCATTAATCAAAAATTTTGTTGAACCCTGCCACTTGTATACTAGTCCTCCTGAGCTAGCTCCTGTTCTTATATTAGCTTCTAAAAATATTGTTCTGGATCCTGCTGCATAGTATATTCGTCCGTCGGTGGATGATCCGTTTTTAACCCTTATCCCTCCTGATGCATAATCATTCGAATTACCTATTATGTCAATGAATCCACCACCTCCGAATGCGCCTGAATCGGAATTTATAAAAGTAGCTACAGTGTCGCCACTGGCACCACTAGTTGATGTATTTCTCTTAACATACAAATTACCTTGTGCTGTTGTAGGGGTAGTTACTGGATAACCACCTACTGATATTTTACCGCCTTTTATTAAGGCCATTGATGCGTCTAATACTGCACTACTTAGTGTCATATAGTCGCTAGTTGTTCCATAAGGTGTACTTCCTTGAAAAAGAAAAGTACCCATATTAGTTCCGCCTGAACCTCTTGCTTTAAATAGGCTTACATTAGGAGTACCGCTATTATTGGTTATCTCTATCTCTCCACTTCCGGATTTAATTATACGTATTGATTCAGAAACGATCAATGTAGATCCTTCGTACTTTAAGTTACTAGATGCTCCAGTAGTTCCATTGTCGTTAAATTGTACTTCGTGGTCAGATCCAGCAGGTGATGCTGTTAAACCGGCTAAGCCTGCTCCATTTCCTACGAATGATCCAGAAAATACTGATCCTGATATTGCTATAGAGTCTGTAAAATCTACTACCGAGCTCGATACTGTTAAAGATCCATCTATTCTTGCATCACCGGTGTATGGAAAAGTATCTAATCCTGTTAATCCTGATCCATTACCAGTAAAACTACCTGAGTAGCTTCCTGTCAAGTTTACTCCTGTTGCAGTAACGTTATCTATATTTAGGCTAGTTAAATTACTTCCATCACCTTCATAAGACCCAGAAAAGGACCCACTTACTCCTGCTGTATCTAGGAAGTTTACTGTAGCAGTAGAACTAGACACTACTAAGGAACCGGTTATTTCTGCATCTCCATTATGAGTTCCATCCCAAACCGTTGTTGATGTTATTCCTGATAATCCTGATCCATCTCCTACAAACCCTGCGGTAGATTCTATACTGCCGGTAACTATTACCTTACTCTTAAAAATATG